TGAGAAGCCCAGACTCGCCAAACGTGATCGCAGCGGACCCAGCGAGGGCGCCGCGAGCGGCCAGGAGCCCCGACTGGCCGAATGTGATCGCCGCGGTGCCCGCGAGAATGCCGGACGGCGGCGCGACGGGGGTGTACGTGGTGTCCCGCAGCGGCTGGAAAAAGCGCGCCGAGAGCGGTCCCTTGCCGGGCGAGCGACCCGGCCACCGCTGGTTGCGAGTGAGCCCGGCGGACGGCGGCGCGAGATCGATGACGACCACGTAGCTTGTGTAGATATGCCCGGTGGTCGTCGCCTTGAAGGTCGCCGCGACCGCCGCGTTGGACGTGATGAGCTTGTCCTCGATCAAGCCCTCCGGCGGGATGATCCAGGTCGCGGTGTTGCCGAAGCCGGTGCCTACGCTCGGCACCTCGAACGCCGAAAAACTGAACGAGCATCCCCAGCAAAGCGCGCCGTTGGGCGCAGCGCCGGTGGGCGTGCACGTCGTCGAGGTGACCGTGTCCTGCGTGGTGTTGGCCGCCGACTGCGCGGGGTTGCTCGCGAACGCGTCGATCGCGAGCGCCGCGGTGAGCCCGAGATACGGCGCGATGCCCATGCCCATCGTGCCGGTCGCGGTGTGCGAGAGCTGCGCGATGACAGAGGTGGTGCCCGGCGGGAACCGCGGCACGTAGAGCACGTGGAAGCCGTACTCGGTCGAGACGTTGTAGTAGCCGGTGCCGGCCTCGAGGAACGGGATCTGGACGCCGTTCTGATTGGTGAGGCCGCCCGATCCGGACGCCACCATCGGGATGATGCCGCCGAAGGAGCTGTCCTGGAACGCGACCATGATGATCGCGCCGACGCCGGCGACGGCACAGACGGGAGCCGCCTGCGTGTAGCTCGCGAGGCCGCTCGTGCCACTCGCGGCGCTGACCGGCAGGAGCCGAATGTAGCCCGGCAGCATTGCGGCCCTTTAGCGGGTCTTAGACCGCGGTGTTACCCCAGCTCTTCACGGTGTACTGCTGCAGTTGGAAGCCGTTACCCGCGCCCGAGAATGACTGCGCGACGAAAAGATCGAGCGTCTGCACCACCGTCGAGTCAAATCCGGTGCCGACCGCCGGCGCCGTGTTGGGCGCAGCGGCCCAGCCGGTATTCGCCGCGCCGTCCGCAAGGCCCGACGCCATCGCGATCATTTGGCCTCTCCACCACGACTGGCCGATGAGCGTCGCCTGGGTCGAGTTGCCCTCTGAGCGACACACGAGCCGGATCTGCCCTTGCGCCGGAATCGTGGTGTGCGCCGTCGTCGTCAGGTTGATCGCGCCGGTGGTGAAGGCAATGACCGCGCCGACCATCACCTGCACGGTGAAGGTGTCCGGGCCCGTCACGCGATTGCTGATCCCGCACTCGATGTCGATCTCGAGCGTGCCGCCCGGCTGGAAAAAGTTCGCCGGCAGCGTAAGCAAGCCCGCACCCGCGGCGCCCGCGGTCGACGTGAGCATCGATTTCGCGGTCGTGTAGGTGTTGTAGAGGGTGCCCGCCGCCTTGATGTTGGCGAGCATTTGAGCCCATGACTGTGACGACATCGAAGCCCTCCGCTAGTCGCAAGTCGCGACAAGTGCGCCGATGGCGAAGTTCGGCGTGTCGCCCGGCTCGATCAGAAGCGAGTTCGTAAGCGCACCGCTCGCGAGGATGACGCTCGCGCCCGAGGAAGCGAAGCCGACCGAGAAGTACGTGACCGTGTTCGGCGTGCCGGTGCACAGCGGAAAGTTCACCGCCGCTGCGTTGGTCGCCTCGGTAGGCGAGGTGCCCGAGATTGTCCAGCCACCGGAGCTCCTCGCGACCGCGACGCGCGCATAGCCCGCGTAGGTCGCCTCGCTCGAGGTCTGGTCGCCCGCGTCCGTCGGGTCCGCGGTGTGCAGCGCGATGTACAGCGAGCCTGCGCTCGAGGATCCGCGCAGGCCGGTCGAGTCGCCCAGGTTCGCGATGTTGGTGTTGTTAAACAACAGCAACAACAGGGCATTTTCCATCGCGTCGCTGGCGCTCATCGGGAACCTCTACGCATGAGTGATCGACAGCGCATCAAGCGTCACCGTCTGCGGCTTGTGCACGGTCGTGGTGGCCAAAATGAGATCCGTGCCGGACGTGCCGACCGACAGATCCGAAACGATTGTAGCGCCGGCGGCGGATTGCAGCTGAGCGGCTGCCGCGGTGCCGTCGTCCTCGGAGACCGCCGAGAGCGGCAGGCCCGAGAAGCGCAGGACGCCGTGCGAGACCGTCCCGGCCGGGTTTTCAAGCGTGATGCGCGCGAGCACTTTCGCCATGTCGAGCGTACCGATCACGAGCACCGGCCGTCCCTCCTCCTGGTCCTGCAGCGCCTCGAGCACCGCGCGCATTCGCGCGTTTTTGGTGGCGATGCTGTAGGAAAGAGCCAACTCAGCCTCCGAGGGATACGACGCGTCCGCCCGAATCGTATTCGATATCGGTGCGCCACACCCGACCGCCCGCCTCGTGCCGGAGCGCAATCGGCTTACCGCTCTGGTCGCGCTCGATGATGCGCCGGTAGTGCTGCGTCGGCGCTTTCACGCCGGTGGATGCGGGCTTCGCTCCGGGCTCGAGCTCGTCCGCCGGATCCGCTCCTCCCGGCTGCGCCGGCGTGAGGCCCAGATTTTTGAGCGTCGTCAGGTTCACCTGCACGGTGAGCTCGTTCGCGGCCGGATCATCCGACTGCGGCAGGTGCTCGCGCGCGCGCAGCTCGTTCCTCGTCATGATCCCGTTCTGGCCCATGGCCGCGTAAAAGGCGCTCTTCGCCGCGGTATCCGCACGCAGGAGCCGATTCAAATCGTGCTCCACGTAGATCTTGGCCTGCTCCTCCGGCGGAATAATGATGTCGTTCCAGATCGCCTCCATGCGCTCCAAATACGCGGTGAGCGTGTAGATCAGGAACGCCAAGTTCATCTGCTCGAGCCCGGATCCCCAGGTGGTCGATTTCTCCGTTTCGCCGAGCAAAAAGAGCGGCACACCGAAAAAGCGCGCGATCTCAGCGATGGAGAACGCCCGGGTCTGCAGCATCTGCATGTCCTCGGGGTTGACCGTGATCGCCTCATATTTGAGCGCGGCCTCGAGCACCCAGAACCGCTTGCTCTCGTCGCCGCCCTCGGCCAGCCCTCCAAACTCACGTCGGATTTGTTCGCGCTGCTTATCGTTAAGCAAGCGATCAGACGTCATGACTCCCGAGGGCCGGCCGCCGTTCGCGTAGAAGCTCGATGCATAGCGCTCGGCGCCGACTGCGAGCCCGAGGGACTCGCGCGCAAGGCCCAGCGGTGATAAGCCCATCACGCCGTCGACCGTAAACATCCGCATGTGCATGGTGCGGCCGGCCGGCAGCACGACCGGGATGCCGTTGGTCGCGCCGTACTTGTACTGCAGGGTGCGGTCGGCCAGCCGATCGACCGTCATCCGGTCCACCTTGTACGGCCAGAGCTCCGTCGCGCGCCCGGCCGCGTTCGGCACGATCTGCGAGTAGGAGTTTCCCCAGCCCGCGGCCTGCGCGAACATCGCCTCCCGCCACTCGTGCCCGGTCATGGTCTCGTTCGGTTTCCGGATGAGCGTCGGAAGCCAATGCGAGCGCGGCAGCTCCTCGCGGTCGAGCGTGCCCTTTCGCTGGTATGCCTTGAGCGGCATCGCCGCGCACGTCTCGGCGATGATTCGGATGCACCGGTACACCGCGGAGATCTGCAGCGCACGGTCGTCGGACACCGACTGCAGCGCATCGTTCGCGTAGCCGCCGGGCCCGGAGCGCTGGATGCCCTTCTCCGGATTCCAGAGGCCGCCGAACAAGTACCTCATCCACCCCGTCCACACGACAGCCTTCGTGTCGCCACGGCCTGGCGGGTTTAAGTCGCGGGTTTCAAACGGTGCTACGGCGCTCAAGCGGATACCGGGGAGGCGAGCATGTGCTCGAAAGCGGCCTGATCATCGACCAGAGCGACGCCAAATGCCATGAAAAGCGCGCACATACCGTCGATTTTGTCGGCCGACTTCTTCCTGTTGGGCGCCATGTTCATATTAGCGTCGCGCCGAGCGACCAGATTAGCCGCGTTCCACGTGAGAATCGGTGAGCCCTCGTGGCGGAGCTTCCCGAGCAGGTAGGCGCGCTCAAATGCCTGCATGGCTGGGTTATAGGACCGCGGACCCTGAATGAACTGCACGAGCGGCGCACCCTGATTGACAAGCGATGATGCAAGCTGCGTGGCGTTCCAAGTGTCATAGCCGATGGACCCAGGTGAGAAGCGGCCGCAGTCCTCGAGGATGTCGCGCTCGATGATGTCATAGTCAACCGCGTTGCCCTCCGTCCGGGAAAGCCAGCCCGCCTGCACCCAGCCGGCGTAGTTCGCGCTCTGCCGCTCGGTGCGCTGTGCGATCGCATCCTCGCACACCCAGAAGCGGCCCCAAGTGTAGAACGTATCCTCGCGCAGCCAAAGCATACGCCACGCGACCATGTCCGCGGTGGACGCCAAGTCGAGCCCTCCCCAGCACGGCAAGCCCACGAGCTCCTCGAGCGGCACCGGACCGCTGCAGCGCCGGAAGCGCGGCAGGTTGATCCAGCCCGCGGCGGACGATGCGCGCCGGTTCAAGCGCTTGATCTGCATTTCCGCCAGGCGCCCGGGCATCATGCGTGCGTCGATCGCCATCTTTCGGATTTCCGTGCCGAGCCTCGGATTCGCCGCCATCAAGGGGTTCGCCTTGATCCAGCGCGACTCGTCGAAATCGTCGTCCTTCTCATCGACCGCGTAGATGACACAGAAAAAGTGGTCCGCGCGCCGGCCGACGCGCTGCAGGGTGCTCTCGGCGAAGTTCCTGAGCTCCGGCCACGGACCCGGCGTCTCGTACCCCTCGGTGGTCGTGTAGAGCCACAGCGGATTCGCACGCGCGCCGGCGGCGGACGTGAGCACGTTCAACAGATCGTGGGTCTTGTGCGCGTGGATTTCATCCATGACCGTGTGCGAGGGATTCAGTCCGTCCTGGGTCGAGGCTTTCGAGTTGATCGGCTTAAAGGTTCCCGCCACCTCGTAGCGCGCGATCGCGTTCGCGAAGCACTCGAGGTCAAAGGTGCCAGAGAGATCAGGCGACGCATCGATCATTTTTTTAGCGATGCCCCAGACAATGCGCGCCTGCGAGCCGGTGGTCGCGGCCGAGAGCACCTGCGGACCGTTGGTTTTCTCGCAGCACAGGCAGTAGATCATGATCGCCGCGGCAAGGGTGCTCTTGGCATTCTTGCGCGCGATCGCGAGCAAGCCGGTGGTGAAGCGGCGGCCGCCCTCCTTGTTGCGGAAGCCGAAAAGATTCACCAAAAAAAAGATCTGGAACGCCTCAAGCGTGATGTTCGCGGTCTGCCAGGAATCCTCGACGTGCGGCAGCTGCTCGATGAAGCTGCAGACGTGATTGGCGCGCTTCGCCGAGAAAAAAAACGGCGGGCGCGCGCCCTGCGAGCGGCGCAGGTCGACGATGAACCGGCGAGCGGCAAGTCGTGTCCAGCGACAGGTCCAGTGACCACCGCGGTCCTCGCACGCCTCCTCGGCATACGCGATCGCGATCAACACATAGTCGGTTTCAGTCGTCGAGCCCCTTAAGCTCGCCGAACGGGCTCGACTTTTTAGTCCGACGGTCAATTTTCACCCGGGTCCGCGAGGTCGGCGAGAAGCCGAGCTCGGATGCGAACTTCGAAATGTCGCGCGCCTGGCGGTTGACCACGGAACCGTAGGGATTGTGCATCCAGCCCTCGCCCACTTTGATGAGTTCGCCGGTGGTGGTGAGGTTCGTGATCGCGTTCTGGTAGCGCCAGCACGCCATGACGTACGCCGTGAAGAGCGGCAGGTCGACCACGGTGAGCATGCCGACCGGGACCTCGGCGAACTTCGCGCGCCAAAACTCCTGCTGCGGCGCCGAGAGCCCAGGCGGCGGCTGCGTGTCCGCTGCGAGCACGGTCGGCTTCGGCTCGTTTTCATTGAGCGGGCGACGGCTCGCATTGCCATCAACTATCCGAAGGTGGCTCGGCTTCGGTTTCTGTCCGCGTATCGCCACGTTGCTCGCACTCGCTGAAGGTAAGGCCGCTCGCGGCCAGTGTTGCACTTTGCCCGGCGTGCGTCTGCCAGCGCCGGACGATGACGTCGACGTACAGCGGGTCGATTTCCATCAAACGCGCCCGGCGGCCCAGGCGATCCGACGCAATCAGCGTGGACCCTGAGCCGCCGAACGGATCCAGCACGAGCTGCCCGCGCTTGGACGACACCGCCAGCATCCGCTCGATGAGCTCCACCGGTTTCATGGTTGGATGCTCAGCGGAGCGATGCGGCTTGTTCTCGAAAAAGACGGATCCGGTGACCTGCTCGAGCGTGACGTCGGTGCCGCGGATCACAAACGATTCATCGCCGACCGTCAGGAGCCACTGGCCGTCGCCGGTGACGCGCAGCGGCGGGTCGCCGATCTTCATGACCGACGTTTTCTTGCGCCGGCCGTAGAACTTGTGCGCGCCGCCATCGCGCCAGCCGTACAGGATCGGCTCGTGCTGGTAGTGGTAGTCCGAGTGCCCGAGCACGAGCGCGTTCTTCACCCACACGAGGCAGGAGGCGAGCTTGAAGCCGGCAGCCTCGAACGCGAGCCGGAAGTTGATGCCCTCGGTCTCCGCGTGCGCAACGTACGCGGTGGCACCCGGCTTCATCGACAGCGCCGCCGAGGTGAACGCCGCGGTCAGGAAATTCAAAAACTGCTCCGGGTCCTGGTCATCGCCCTTGATCGCGCGGCCGCCGGCGTAGGACACGTTGTACGGCGGGTCGGTCCACAAGCAATCGATTTGCTCAAGCCCGAGGAACAGCGCAACAGCGTTGCGGTTGGTCGCGTCTCCACAGTGCACGCGATGCTCACCGAGAATCCATGTATCGCCGCGCCGCGAGACCGCGAGCTCCTCGAGCCCAGGCACGGATGCGGAAGCGGAACCTCCGGAACCTTGCGAATCGGCAATGAACTCAGCCAGTTGCTGATCCGAGAAGCCCAGGACCGACAGATCGAAGCCCGCGATGCCGAGCGCGTCGAGCTCGGCACGCACGAGCGACTCGTCCCACGACGCATTGAGCGCCAGCTGGTTGTCGGCGATGACGTAGGCGCGCTTCTTCGCCTCCGGCCAGCCGACCGCGACCATGACCGGCGCCTCCGGCCAGCCGAGCTGGGCCGCAGCCGCCACGCGCCGGTGCCCGGCGATGAGCACGCCCTCCTCGTCGACCAGGACCGGGATCGTCCAGCCGAACTCCTGCATGGAGCGGGCGACTTGGGCGATTTCGGCGGCCGAGTGCACCCTCGGGTTGCCAGCGCGACCGATTAGGGACGCCAGTGTGCGGCGATCGACCCGGTCCGCAGGCCATGAGACCGGCTCCGTCACGCGAGCCGCCCAGGCGCCGCGAGGCGCGGCCGCGCGACCACCCCCCGCCCAATCGACCACCCCGGCGGTTCAATGCGCGACCGGGAAATAATGCC